GATATTTAAATTCATCTTTTCTAACTGCTTTGTATGGCCTTTTAGGATCTGACAATGATATTTTTGTTGGCCCAGCTTGTGTATTATAGAATCTAGCTGAACGTTTCATAAGTTCTGGCATTACAGCTTTACCTTTGTTACCTATACCCTTACCTGTTGCATATCCATAAAATCTTTCGTTACCTGCTTTGTATCCTTGCCTAAAACTCAATTTATTAAAAGGAGCAACGGCCACATAATCAACACCCTCTCGTGCTGCCTTTTGCATTAAATATTTTAAAGCATGATCTCCATACGCGTCTGCTTCAACCATAGGAAAGTAATCAAATTTTTTTTCTGAATATTGATCAATCTTTTGAAATACATTATTCATTTTTGTTTGGATCTCTCTAGCATCTTTTGATAATGCTCGAACTTTATTAGGTTGGTTCTTTGCTATTGCATCAGTAATATCTTCCATTAATTTACTTCTATTCCTAGCTAATAAATTTAATTCTAGATCAGCTTGAAAAGGATTGGTTCTAGCTTCTCCAGATAGTTGTTTCATTTTAGATAATTGTTTTGCAACGTTTTGATTAACGTCAGATTGTATTTCGTTTATCATAAATACTTTCTTACCTTCAGGTGTAAATCTTGTATCAAATCTTACGTGATAAATTTGATTCTTGACTCCTGTTTCACTAAAGTGTCCTGGATCTGTAAAAGGTTTTCTATTTGATTTAATAGGCTCATCTAAATAAAAAATGGTTTCTTTGTAATCTTTACCACCTTGTAAAGTATAACTCGTTTCACTTTGATATTTTGTTTTATTATTTTTTAGTGGTGCTACAGCAGAGTTCAATTCGGCTTCAGCTCTATTTAAAATTTTTTTCTCTTGTTCTCTTACATCAGGTCTAGCTTTAGCTCTCCTTAATGAGTTTCTTAAACTTTCAAAAACACCTCTTCCAAGTTCACCCTTTTTCATCGCCCCCATTTGATATAAAGCATCATCAAGATTAGACACTAGATCACTATCCGCTCTAAATTTATTTTTGACAAGATTGATAGAGTTCGTCATGTTTTTAAAAGCAATATCAAAATTTTCTTGAGCACCTTTTGGTATACCAAGTTCCAAGGGTTTAAGTCTGTTGACAGGATTGAGTTTAATCATAGCACCAATTTCATTTGCATCTAATTTTAATCCAAACTTTTTAGCTGCGTATAATAATCCACCTGTAAGATCTCCTGCCTCGTTGAAGATAGCAAGGTTGGTATCGAATAATTCTTCTTTTGATATATTTACTTCTTTACCTGCAAAGGGTCCTGAATCGTATTTAAATCTTTTCTCAGTTCTTTCAAACTTCTTAGCTGGTTTACCAAATACTTTAAAATTTACAATTCTACTTCCTGTTAAATGATTTAACCATTCATCAGCTGTGTATTTGCCTCTACCTATTTTCATTGCCCAGTCATATGTAGAAGAACCAAAAGCAGGAGCGATGTCATCACCCATTTGTAATGGTTTAGTTTTTTTAAGAATAACAGGAGGATTCCTCATTTCCTGTTTTACTAATTCTTGACCTTGTGCTTGAGATGGTTTTGGTTCGTATGTTATTTGACGTTGTTGTTGTCCGGTAGCCGGTGTCGCTGATTCTTTCTTACCTTTAAGAAGCCGCTTCCCAAACTGAAATAAACTTCGTAGGGACATAGTCCCTCCTAGTACATTTTTGTAGGTTTTGATCTTGCCATTCCACCACCTCTGGCTTTAATCATTGTGCCTGCTTTATAACCCATAGGTCGTTGCATCATGCCACCACCCATTTTTTTGTTTTTCTTTTCTTTGATTTTATCTATTAATTTTTTGGCTCCTACTGCCGCTGCACCAACTGCAGTTCCAACTGCACCTAATCTTCCAGCTTTACCAACAGCTTGTTTTATTCCCATTAATTTTTTTCTTCTCTTTTCAAATGGATTTACAGGTTTTGTAGGATCTTTTTTAATTTCACCACCAACTTTTTTGCCTTTTGCTTTTTCTGCTTTTAAGATTTTAAAATCCTGTGCATCAATTCTGTTGTTGTTATTTTTATCTAATTTCTTTTGGTTGCCTTTTAGTGCCATAGGTTCTCCTAATAATATTTATAATCCTTTTCTATTTTAAAATTCGGTTCGTCCCAATCATCTGAATATGTTTGTACAAATCCGCCTTGTCGATATCTTAACACAGCTTGAGTCATAGAATCAACATAGTCATCGTATTGTCCATTGGGGAAGGCTGCACACTCCTCAATGACCTCCTGTGCCCAGTGTTCGTCAAGAGGTGCCCAAACCATACCAGACTCGAATACAGGCGCACAGCTATTTATACGTGTATGCTTGTCTCTGCCTCTTGCAGGCACATAATCGACAACGGGTATACCTGCTCTACGTAATTCATGAATTAATGGCTGACCACTGGCTTTTGCCTCAATTATAACAGTTTCAGGCTCCCAGTAATGATATTGCTCTATTGCCAAATTTTTTAAATCAGGAAAGTCATATCTTCCCTTTTGTGCATCAAGTAAAATTATACATTTCTCATAGCCTTCAAATGGTTCAAAGATACCCCAGGTGGTTATTGCAGAATAATCTGCAGTTTCTTTTTTTGAGAATGCAGTATCATAGGATTGTATTACGTGGAGTAATTTTGGTAGTGTTTCTGAATCCCAATCTTTCCACCAATCTCTTTTGATAATCGCCCCTTCCTCTGAAGTTGGGTCCTGCATGTATTGTGCATTCCAGTTCTTAGTTGAGATCGAAGCTTTTACTGCTTCAAGATCCTCTTTGGACCAATACTCTGGCCACACAGGTTCATCGTTTGGAAGTATGGCAGGAAACTCGATCACGTCCCATTTGTCTGCTTTTGGTTCTGATTGTGCTTTGATGAGCCTCCCTGTTAGATCATCAGTAGCCCATCTTGTCATGACAACACAGATTCTACCTCCTGGTTGCAAACGCTGTC